TTCCAGTGGTTTTGAGTTTATTCAATCCTTTAAAGATGGATTTATTGACGACCCCGAGTCAGTGGAGTTCATAAGTTCTGGTAGGGAAGGAACAGTGTTTTGGGTTTGCCGGTCTAGTGTTTATGAAGGTGTTAATGGTGGGTATGGTATTTGGTATGTCCGGCGGTTTTGGGTCTCTGGACCAATTCTAACTCTCTATTCTTATGAATCATGTGAACAAGATATTGAGACTGCTATTAGAATCGCAAGCATTATTACCTAAGATGCCTGTTATAGGCCGGAGAAAAAGCCTGTGAGTGCTGCTTTAAAGCACATATCGCATCAAGAACTTTTTCTAAACGAGGATTTGTTTGTTCAAACTTTTTTGCCTGATATGGCAAAAGTTAAAAGCCCTCAGTTCCATAAAGATATGTACCGTCTGTTGGCCGATCCGTCTAAAAAGATGGTAGCCATTATTGCTCCGCGTGGTCATGCGAAAAGCAGTCTATCATCTTTGACGGTTCCTTTGCACCGGCTGTTGTTTGCTCAAGAGAAGAATATTCTGATTATATCAGAAACAGAGGACCAGGCAAAAGACCACTTAAATTCACTTAAAAGTGAACTCCAAGAGAACTCCCTTATCAAAGCCTACTTTCCGAAGCTGCATTTCACTAAGTGGACCGAAGAAAAAATTATTGTCCAAGGCGGGCCCTACAACACCGATTGCCAAATTGTGGTTAAAGGTGCGAAACAAAAGATTCGTGGTCACAAATACAAGAACCAACGACCTACTTTAATTATCCTGGACGATATTGAAGGCGAAGACAATATGACCAATGAAGAGGTTCGTAATGATTTGAAGCGGCGTATTGACGCGGCTATCATTCCGGCTCTTGATCCTCAGATTGGGCGTATCTTTATGGTAGGCACAATTGTGCATTATGATAGTTATCTAAATGAAATTTATACCGGATCAGACATAAAAGGCCAAGCAGTAGGCAAGTCTGGCTCTTGGGATTATGTGTTTTATAAAGCGATTCAGAATTTCGGCACCAAAAACGAAAAAGCCTTATGGCCGGAGTGGCAGCCTTTAGAGCGGTTGCATGCCGAGCGCAAGCGAATGGCTAAGTCAGGCCGAGAGTACATTTGGTACCAAGAGTACATGAATGAGCCTACAGCGGGATCCGAGCAAGCCTTTAAGCCTCAATATTTCAAAAACCGCCACCGCTACCATGTGCGGAACATTGGGGGCGTCAACTGGTTATGCACCCCTAATGGCAAGCCTGTACGCAATTGCAACGTTTTTTTAGGCATTGACCCGGCTATTTCAACCAAGAGAAAAGCCGATCACTTTGCGATGAGTGTTATAGCCGTTGATCATTTGGACCAGCGCTATTTAATTCGTCAAGTGCTTACTCGCATTCCGCTTGCCAGCGCTCAGGCTAAGCTGATTATTGACACGGCGATGAGCCATCATGCCAACGCTATAGGTATTGAAACTACCGCTTATCAGCAAGCATTAGCCGGTGCCGTTAGAGAGCGGATGAGCAAGACCAGCAACTATTTTAGGATTTATGAATTTAAACCACGCGATCATAAGAATGAGCGCCTTCGGAGTTTAGAATACCCTATTTCAGAAGGGCGTTTACTGTTTCCTCGAAACACTTCAGACACCGATCCAGTGGCTCAAACCATTCAGCAGTTTATTCAATATCCACGCTCAAAGCGAGATGATGGAATGGATGCCATTTATTACGCCAATGAAATTTGTCAAGCGCCTCCTAAAGTATCTCGTTCACAAGCTATTCCAAAAGATCAAATGCCTAAAAATCCCACCCTTAAAGAATATGATTGGAAAACATTGTAATGAATGATTTGTACAAAACATACGAAGACTACAAGTCACGCAATGAGTTCTATTTGCAGCAGGCAAAAAATGATATTGACTACTACCTGGGTAATCACTACACCGCCGAGCAGTTACGTGTGCTCAAACAGCGCAAGCAATCACCCTCGGTGGCCAATTACGCCTACAGCTTGGTATACACCCAAATGTCCATTATGGGTGCAAACCCTATCGAATTTAGAGCTATCGCCAGAGATGATAATGACGTCAAAAAAACCAAGCTTATTAACGATGTATTATCCTACATAAGTTACGTTTCTGATGGTCCTATGCAAGTTCGCCAGGCTATTGCCACGATGCTTACAGGTGGCAGAGGCAATATTGGCGTATTTTATGATCCTTATGGTGATGATGGTACCGGAGAGATTAAATACAAACACCTTCCTTTAGAAGATGTGTATTATGATCCCAGAGCAAAAGATGTTTTAGGCCGTGATTGTGAATACATTTTTCAGCGCAAAGTGCTCCCAGTAAAAACGGCTGTAGCCAATTACCCGGAGTTTGCGATGGATATTCAATTGGCTGCTCGTTCTCGCAGTACCTTAGACGCTTTTTCTGGTTCGTCTAAAAACCCCACTCAACTCGGCACTCATTGGGGTGTAGGCGGTATGGAAGTTTCTAATGACCAAAGCATTGAATGTATTGAAGCCTATCAAATTAATCAGCGCAGAGTTCATATTATATACTCTGGTAATCAAAAGTTGGCCGAGGTAGAGCAAGAGCAGATACAAGAAGCCATGGCGGCCTTGCAAGCACAAGGTGCAAAGATTACCGATATTAAACAGGCTAACAGACGAAGGGTCATGATGAGCCTTATGTTTGGGCAAAAGGTGGTAGCTTCTTATGAGCTTCCAATTAGCGATTTTCCTATTGTGCCCATGGTTAATATGTGGAGCGGAAACTTGTTTCCTTTTGGCGATATTCGCCAGGTCAAAACGCTCAATGATGAAGTCAATAAAATGCGGAGTTTACGCATTCAGCATATGGCCACTGCTGTTAATGGTCGATTGATCGCTCGTAAAGGGATCTTTGAAAAAGAAGGGGCTATGGAAGCCAACCTTGCCCGACCAGGAGCGGTTATCTACGCTAATACGATGAGCGATGATATATCCAAAGATTTAATGTTTTTGTCCAGCGGCACGGTTAGCCCAGACAATTACAATCATGAAGAGATTTCAAAGCGTGATATGGAAAGCGTATCAGGCGTGTATGAAATGCAGCAGGGAGGAAGCGCTACAGCGCCCGAAACCTTTAGAGGTATTCTGGCTATGGACGAATACGGCCAGCGCAAGCTCCGATATAAGCTAAAAAATGTAGAAGATACGATGGGGCAAGTGGGCAAAGTGGCTTTAGAGTGGGCTCAAAACGCTTATGGAACCGAAAAAACCATCCGTATTGTCCAGCCGGAATGGAATTCCCAAGAAGAACAAGCTCGCTATGAAAAATTGAATATCCCTATTTTCGATGATTATGGCGATGTGATAGAGTATATGAACGACATCTCTGTTGGCAAGTACGATGTGGTGGTTAAAGGCGGTAGCACCATGCCTACCAACCGATGGGCCGAAATGCAAGCATACAAAGAAGACTTTCAAATGGGCATCATAGACGATATCGAGTACATCAAGAAGACTGATATTTACGATCGCCAAGGCCTGTTAGAACGCAAAAGCTTATACAGCCAACAAAAGCAACAGCTTGAGCAATTAAGTAGCATGATTGAAGAGCTTGAAAAGCAAGCAGCTCAACTTGACGAGGCGGTTATGAGCGAGCGCAAAGACAAAGAAGTACAGCAAGTGCGCTTCCAAGAAATGATTCGTTTGCTCAAAGCCGAGCTACAAAATGCTAATAATGTAGGCAAAGTATCTAACCGTATTGAAAAGACCGCTCAAAACTTTGAAGCTAAAATGAAAGAACTCGAAATAAAGAAAAAAGAGCAACAAGCTAAATCTACCACCAAACCTAAGAAATAATCATGAATATAGATGATTTCGCCTATAATAACCCCAAGCCGGATAGCCA